CGCAGCTCCGATGGTTAAAGAAGTAACCGAAACGATCACTAGAAATGCAGAGGGTATTCCAAGTTATGCGTTCGATTTAATCGAAGTCGTGAAAGCTAAAGGTACTAAAGAGATTATGGAAGGGATTTATAAAAGAAATCCTTCTTCTACTAAATATACCTATAAGGATGTTGAAGTAATTGAGGATGGCTTAGGAAATACGAGTGTTAAAAAACCACAAACGAAAACAGGCACATGGACTGATGAAGGAACCGATGACATGATCGTTGATGAGTATGTCGACAGAGAAGTGGGATTTGAAATTCGAAAAGGTGATGACATGATTAAAGATGGTAAACCCATTAAAGCTGGAGATGAATATAACGAATCCACAGCCTATCTAAGAGGAGATCCTGATGGGGGTGTGGATGTTGATGAGATTTTAGAAGTCATTGATGACGCAGATCACTTAGATCTTAAAAAGATTGCTGATGAAGCTAAAGATATTCGTCCGAAAAAAGCTTCAGGCGGCCTAGCTCACATGTTAGGAGAATAATGGAAATTGGTAAATGGAACATGGCTCAACGTTGGCGTAATTTTAAACGTCCAGCGAGTTCAAAGGGCATGTGGAAACAATTTGTAGCAGATAATCAATGGCCAGTTCAAAATGAACGAATGGGATTAAAACCCGGCGGCCTTGTAGAACCGGGTGTCACGCATTATGCGACAGACGGAAGAGAGAAACCACTAGCTAGACAAATTAAACAAGTTTATGCAGAGATCCTAGAAGAAACAGGGAGAAAGCCTTATATAGCAGAAGTCATGGAAAGAGTGACTCTGGATAAATCTAAAACTTTAGATAATAAAAGAGTTAATATTAAAGAAGTTTTAAAAAGAGCTGATTTGGAATTAACGCCAGGGATGACCACTCAATCTAAAAAAACAAGAATTGCAAAATCAGGCGAAACTATTAAACAAACCAAAAGAGTAGAAAATTTTCTTTCTGATACTAAAAAAACGGAACTGTTCGAAGATATAAGAACATATAGAAAAGGTGTAAGCAGGGGACCTGACGCAACAATGAATATTAGAGAATTTGCTAAATACTTTCCTGAAGGAACTTCTGATGTTGTGATTAGTAGACAAGTGAATCGTGTTGCTAATGAGATTTTAAAATTACCGCCTCATCCAAAAAAGACTCCTCAGGAGCTATTGGATGCAAGAAAAGTAAAATATGACATTATGAAAGCAGGTGACCCAGAAGGTAAGTTCAAAAAAATACCAAAAGAACCTGGCAAACATAGACATCATATGCGTATGAAAGGGATGAAACTTGCAGATAAGATTATAGCAATCTCTCCTTCTTTAGCGGATATATCTTATTTAGATGTTGTAACTAATTCTGAAAAATTACAAAATTTTGAAAGAATAAGAAATGATTTAGGAAAAGAATTATTAGAATTAAGAGAAACTAAACCTGAAGGATGGGAACGAAGAGTTAAAGAAATTAATGCTTTAGCTAAACGTGCAAGTCAAAATATACCTAAAAATTTAAGACCTCATTTGTTTTTTGAAACAATGGATGAAGCTGGTAATTTAAAACCAATTGGTGGATGGAAAACTAAAGCTATTGATCCTACTTCAACAACTCCCTTTAGTGCTACCACAAGAGCTGGTCCAAAAGACCTTAAAGTACTAGTTAAAGATTTACAAGATGCAGATATTCCCTGCGTTAAAGGTGTAGGAGGACAATGTACTAGACCTGAAGATTATCGAAAAGGTTTTAATGAAGTTGTACAACGATCAGCGGCAGGAGATAAAAAAGCTCTAACTAAATTACAAAAGTTTACTCAAGGCATGAAAAAAGTAAAAGGCCCTGCTAAATGGACATGGTATGGTCTTTTAGCAGAAATTGGTTTTATGGTTCCTTTTGCAGTAGCAGATTATACGACTGGTAAATCCTGGAAAAGAATTTTAGGAAATGCATCTGATTGGGGCTTTGGTCCTATGTTCGGGCAATCTGAAGATGAAGAAATTATAGCTAATTTACCTGAAGAGTCTTTAGGAGCCGAAGCGCAAGAGGCTCTTGCGGCAAATACGAGATTAAACGCTTTGACGGATCCTAATAGAAATTTTCCTCAAGGAAGAATAGGAATGGATCCAAAACGATTTCAAGAGGCTCAAACAAAAGTAATTGAAGAAGCAGATTTAGATTTTAGAGACAAGATAAATCCTTTTATGGAAGGACCTAGAAATCAATATTTAAATCCCCTAAAACTGGATGAGGCTTTTTTAGATTGGGAAGGAGCTCAGAATCTTGTAAAAGAACAAGAAGCACAAAGAATCCAAGATCGAAGAGATAGCGGTTTTATCGCTGAAGAAGGTTGGGAAAAACTTAGAACAGGTAGAATGGGAGGAGGAAGAGTCTCATACCTAGATGGTGGAATAGTGAGTTTATTAAAAAAATGAAAAATCCAACATTAGTTAAAAATATGCAACATGTGAAGTGGAAGGAGATTCCTCCTTTAAAAGGACCTTCTTCACAAGGGTTGCGAAAAGATTTAAAACAAGATACAAAGAAACCGGAGAAGTTAAATGGCAGACAATCGAATAGATAAAGCTCTCCCGAATATTATTCCTGAGGAAACTCTTCCTAAAGAAGAGTTAGTCGAAGAAGTTGATATTGCGGAAGAGTTGGGAAAAAAACCAATTGAAATCACTGCAGAAGAAGATGGTGGCGCAACAGTTGATTTTGACCCAAGTAAAGTAAATATTCCCCTTGAAGGTGGAGATCATTTCGGAAATTTAGCAGATATTTTACCTACAGAGATTTTAGACCCTATTGGTTTAAAGTTATCTGGAGATTATTTAGATTATAAAATGTCCAGAAAAGATTGGGAACAATCTTATATTACTGGTATAGACCTTTTAGGATTTAAATATGTTCAAAGAACAGAACCATTTCAAGGTGCTAGTGGTGCCACTCATCCGGTACTTGCAGAAGCGGTTACGCAGTTTCAAGCGCAAGCTTATAAAGAGTTATTGCCAGCTGATGGACCGGTAAGAACTCAAATTATTGGAGCAAGCAATCCTCAAAGACAATTACAAGCTGAAAGAGTTAAAGATTTTATGAATTATCAACTCTTGGATCAGATGAAGGAATATGAACCTGAATTTGATTCAATGTTGTTTCATTTACCTTTAGCCGGATCAACTTTTAAAAAAGTTTATTATGATGAACTTCTAGGACGAGCCGTATCCAAGTTTGTTCCAGCTGATGATTTAGTAGTTCCTTATACTGCTAATTCTTTAGATGATGCTGAAGCGATTGTGCACATTGTTAAAATGTCAGAAAATGAATTACGTAAACAACAAGTAATTGGTTTTTATGCAGATATTGAACTCGCTCCTCCATCTTATCCACCAGATGACAGATTAAAAGATGCCGAACGTAAATTAGAAGGCACACAAAAAACAACAAGAGAGCAAAACATGTATACTCTGTTAGAGTGTCATGTTAATTTAGATTTAGAAGGATTTGAAGATTTACATCCTGAAACGGGTGAACCGACAGGAGTAAAATTACCGTATATCGTAACCATCGAGCACGGTAGTCAAAAAGTTCTTTCCATAAGAAGGAACTTTGCGCCCAATGATCCATTGAAGAAGAAAATCCAATATTTTGTCCACTTCAAATTTCTGCCAGGACTTGGATTTTACGGATTTGGACTCATTCATATGATTGGCGGTTTGAGTAGAACTGCAACGTCTGCTCTCCGCCAATTATTAGATGCTGGGACATTATCTAATTTACCTGCTGGATTTAAACAAAGAGGTGTACGTGTTAGAGATGATGCACACCCAATTCAACCAGGGGAATGGAGAGATGTGGATTCACCGGGTGGAAATTTAAAAGATTCATTTTTTAATTTACCTTACAAAGAACCATCACAAACACTTTTACAACTAATGGGTATCGTTGTAGCTGCAGGTCAAAGATTTGCTGCTATTGCAGATATGCAAGTTGGAGAAGGAAATCAACAAGCTGCTGTAGGAACAACTATTGCTCTTCTTGAAAGAGGTTCACGTGTAATGTCCGCTATTCATAAAAGACTCTATGTGTCTATGAAACAAGAATTTAAATTACTCGCTAAAGTATTTTCAACTTTTTTACCTCCAGAATATCCATATGATGTGGTTGGAGCTGCTAAAAATGTTAAACAATCAGATTTTGATGACAGAGTAGATGTTTTACCTGTTGCAGATCCAAATATTTTTTCTATGTCCCAAAGAATTACTTTAGCACAAACAGAATTACAACTTGCGATGTCGAATCCTCAAATGCATAACTTATATGCAGCGTATCGTAAAATGTATGAAGCAATCGGGGTCAAAAATATTGACCAGATATTACCTCCACCGCCGCCTCCTCTTCCCAAGGATCCGGCTTTGGAAAATATTGATGCATTGGCACAAAAACCGTTCCAAGCATTTCCTGGTCAAGACCACCGAGCGCATATTACTTCACACTTAAATTTTATGGCAACTAACATGGTAAGAAATAATCCACCTGTTATGGCTGCTTTACAAAAAAATTGCCTTGAACATATTTCACTTATGGCTCAAGAACAGATCCAATTGGAGTTTAGACAAGAAATGCAAATACTTCCCCAGCTTCAACAAGCTGCAACAATGAATCCTCAAGCTCAACAACAGCTTCAAGAACTCTCTCAAAAGATAGAAGCTAGAAAAGCTATTTTAATAGCTGAGATGACCGAGGAATTCATGAAGGAAGAGAAAAGAATTACTTCTCAATTTGATCATGACCCTCTATTGAAGTTAAAATCAAGAGAAGTAGATCTAAAAGCTATGGAAAATGTTCGTAAAGAAGAAGAAACTAAAGCAAGAATCAATCTTGATCAGGCTAAATTAGTACAAAATAGAGAAATTACGGATGATAAGCTTGAACAAAACGAAGATTTAGCTCATTTAAGAGCTGATACGGCGATTGCTAAGTCAATTATGTCCGCTGAAACTAAACTAACGTCTGATCGTATGAAAGCGAAAGACGTAAAGACCTTGAAAGGTCCGAAAAGGTAGTATACAACAATTAAGGAGTAAATTATGACTAAACTAGAAAAAGCAAGTAAAGACACAGTTGGTAGAAAAGGAAGTGTTTCCTTAAACAAAACTGACAGTGTTGCTGTGCCTTCTCAAAACTTACATATAGATCCAAAAGGTCTTTCAAGTTTTAGAGGAAAAGGCGTTTATATTGCCCAAGGCGATAAAAACGAAGTTAAAGGTACAAGCAGAATGCTTAAATCTAAAAGCAAAACTGTAACCTGGTACTAATATGGCTTGGTTCGGTCTAGCTAAAATGGCTCTTCAAGCAGGAGCTAAAATATACGCTAATAAACAGCGTACAAAAATGGCTATGTCTGATGCACAATTGATGCATGCAGAAAAAATGGCCCGAGGTGAGGAATCTTACCAGGGCAAACTTTTAGAAGCACGGCAAAACGATTACAAGGACGAGATCGTTTTGGCGATACTTACGCTCCCGATAATTGTGCTCGCCTGGTCGGTGTGGACAGAGGATCCGGCGGCTATGCAGAAGATAGATATCTTTTTTGAGTATTTTTCTAACCTTCCAAAATGGTTCACAAATTTATGGATTCTCGTCGTGGCGAGCGTTTTTGGTATAAAGGGTACTCAGATCTTCCGTAATGGTGGTAAGAAATAGTATTGCTTTTTATAGTTAATTATAATAACAATCAATTTAGGAGAAACATATGAGAAACGACTTCGGAACAAGACCTTATAAATCCAGATTCCCTTATAAAGCTGGGAAGAAAAAAGGTGGCTCTGTTAAAAAACAAGGCTACAAAGATAGAGAAGATGAATCTCTAGGAATGCGTACTGGAAAAGAATCCACTAAGAAACAATCTATGAAAGATCGTAGAGATGAGTCTTATGGAAAATGGGGTAAACGTCCTAATCAAAAAATTAATAGGTAATTTATGGGTGTGGTAGGAGCAGCATTAAGAGGTTTTGGTAGAGCTCTTAAAAAAGCTAAAACAGGAAAAACCATTTCTTCTGTTAAACCTTTAACTAAAATAAAAGGTTCTAAGTCGGTAGACGAACATAAAATTTCAGCTTCTGCAGCTCGTATTAAACAAGGAAGTTTTGAGTTTAAAGAAGGTGTTAAAAAAGCAATGAATAAAATGAAAAAAATTGACTAATGAGCAAAATAGGAATTCAAATTAGAGGAACCAGTCCCATTTTAAGACAAGGCTTAGCCCAAGGGGGAAGAGCTGACAAGAAGAAAACTTTAAAAGAAAAAATAAAATCAGTATACAAAAAAGTTGAAGATATCGCTGCAACTGGTGCACTTGGCACAGGTGGCTTTAGACGTAAAAAAAAAGAAAAAGTAGAAGCTGATCCAGATGAAACTGTTGGTGGAAGAAGAATTCAAACAACAGGTGGTCCTGAGCTAATTCCTGCTAAAAGAAAAGATGATGTAGGAGTAGGAGGCTGGCAAGAACCTTTACCTAAAATCCCAACGCGTAAATTTGCAGGCGGAGGAAGAGCTGACAAGAAATGGATTCAAAAAGCAACGGCTTCAATTAAACGAAGAGGCACTAAAGGTAAATGTACACCGATAACTAAAAAAGGTTGCACTGGACGTGCTAAAGCTTTAGCTAAGACT